TTCTTCATCTTCGTGATGACCGGTGTGAGCTTCGTTCCCAGCACGCCAAACGCCGAACCAAGAGTGCCGACGTTCTTCCCGCCCATAGCGGCGAGGCTCTTCTGAACCTTCATCGCGTCGCCGAAACCCTTAGCAGCCTTCGACGCCTTACCGATCGCACCGGTGACAGCCTTGAACGGGCCAGCCACACCCTTGACGACCTTCATGCCCATCCACGCCATGACCATGCCCTGCACAAGCCCAGGATGCTTCTCAGCGAGCTCGGCAACCTGATTGAGCACAGGCACAAGCACGTTCTCGATGATCGGCACAAGCGCCTCGAGCACGTTCGCGAACGCCACCCACACATGCACCGACACCACAGCGCCGATACGTGCAAGCACACCCACAAGCTCGCCAATAGCCGGGCCCGCATTACGGGCAGAATCAGCCACCGACTCGAAAGCCTGCGCGACCCACTCCCAGTTCGTCGGATCGACAGCCGCCTCAGCAATCTTCACGAGAAGATCGCCGAATTTCGCCGCACCATCAGCCAACGCCGGAGCGAGTCTGGTTTCAATCAGCCCGGCAACCCGACCCAACGCGGGCTCGAGGATCCCGCCAATCTGGTCCATCGCAGGCTTGAGCGCCTCGGTGATCTCGTCGAACACCGTGCCCAGCGACGAGAAAATCCCAGGCGCCGAAGTGAACACCGGCGACAGAAGCGTCTCGCCGAACCGAGCCATCGCTGCGCCAATATTCGCCAGCGAACCAGTGAACGTTTCGCCGGACTTGAGCGCCTGACCGCCAATCGACGAGTCCATAGCGGCCTGGAGATCATTGAACGAGATCTCACCCTTAGACGCCATATCCTTGATTTCCTCGGCCGTCTTACCGAGGTGCTTCGCCAACGACTGGGTAGCCGGGATCGCGTTCTCTTCGAGCTGCATGAGCGTGTCGCCCATGACCTTGCCCTGATTGATCGCCTTCGTGAAGATCGGCGCCACATCACCGAACGGCTTATTAGCGAACGACGCCGCATCACCCACCGTTTTCAAGACACCGGTGAGTTCCTTGCCCGGCTTGATTCCGCCGGCCAAAGCCATAGCCGCCGCATCAGCGGCATCCGACGTAGAAAACGCCGTGCCCTTCACCGCTGCAGTGACATCCTTCATCAGCGACTCTTGCTGCTTCGCGGAATGGCCCAGCGCCTCGAACTTGACCTTCGCCTGCTCGATCGCGTTGAGCCGGCCAAGGCCCTTCGTGATCGAAGTGCCGAGGATTCCACCGACAGCGACACCAGTAGCCGCGACACCAGTCTTCAAGACCTTGGAGATGCCCGAATCGATCTTCGTGCCGATCTTCGCGCCGACGCCGTTACCGGTTTTACTCAGCGACGAATCAATCGCCTGGTTGAAACCCTTTGTGGAGGGCAGCACGGACACGTAGGCGGTACCGACTTCCACAGCGCCCGAAGTAACGTCAGCCACCGGCTACACCTCCAATTTCAGTTATGCGACCATCGCCGCGAAGTCATCGCCCAACCAGCTCGCCATCTCCGTGACCGGGAGAATGTCGTGCTTGTGGACTGTCTTCTGCCCCGTCTCAACCCCAGGGCGGGGAATAGGTTTCGGCTGATCAGACTTGCGGGCCTTGCCCGACTGCCACACACGGACATGCATCATGTCGGCAACCTCAGCCAGCAGCTGCTCGGACAAACCCCACTCGGCGGTCTCCGGATTCTGAATCCGCATCAACGCCGACGTGCGAGGCTGCATCCGAACAATCACCATCAGATCGCGCCACATCAAAGCCTCAGTGCCCAAATGGCGAAGCCGCAAACCGTGAGTGATCAGGTCATACTCAACCGCTTCGGGATGCTCCTCTATGAGGTCGAGGAGCCAGAAGATTCCCCCACCGTCACGCTCGAATCCTCTTGCCACGCCTTCATCAGATCCTGGAACGCCGACAGCGGCATCTCGTCGATCACGTCGAGAGCCTTGTCGTCAGCGGCCTTCTCCAGAACCTGCCAGCCGATCTCGTCCTGCTCGAGATGACGATTCTTGCGGGCAAACCCCACCGTCATCACCGAATCGAACTTCGGGAGAGTGATCTTCTTCCCGTTGTCGAAAGTGAAATGAAACTTCTCGTAAGCCATTGCGCCAACCTCTTTCAGAGTGAATGTGGTGCGCCGACCTTGGCCACCCCAGCAGGGCGGGTCGGCGCGAGTGATCTACCTCGCTGGGGTGGGTCTGTTAGCCCTCGGCGGGCGGTTCTGTGTCGTCCCCTGAACCGTCGGGTTCACCCTCTTCGGGTTCCTCCGGTTCAGGGGCTACGGGTTTCCCGCTTCACCACGCGCGATGACCTTGATGGCCTTGTCGCCGTTGGCATCGGGGAACGCCTCGATCGTCACCTCGGGCACAATCGCGCCGCCGTGGGTGTAGTTGATCTCGCCGCGAGAAGTGATCTGACCGTCCGGCACGAACACGCGGATACGGTTGTCGCCGTCCTTCATCTCGAACAGCCACGAACGGTGCTCGAGAACATCGGCGTTGATCTTTGCGGTGAGAACCTCTCCGGCCTCGTTGACGTTGTCGTCGCCGTACAGCGCCTTGAGAACGTCGACGTTGCCGAACTCGAGGAAGCTCAGCGTGTAGGTGACCGTGTGATCGGTCTGCACGACACGAACCGTGTCGCCGCCCCACGCCTTGATCTTCTCCGTGTCCGACTCGTTCGCCTCAGTCACACCGTCTTCACCGATGAAACCGGCAGCGACGAGAGTCGACGGGAGAGCGGTCTCAAGCGCTGTGGTCGGGTATTCCGCGACGTCGAGGGGAGAGGAAGAGAAGTAGACGCCACCAGACACCTTGTCGGGTACGCCAACCAGAACATTCGAAGTGCTCGTCATGAGCTTTGCTCCTTTTGGTCTGCGCCGACCCTTTAAAGGAGTGAATGTTGGTTATTCAGTTAGCTCTGCGCACGCGCACATTCGCGAGGAATTGATAGCGGTCAGAGGTTTCATCGGGGAAAAAGACGGGGTACGCGCAGTCGATGCCGTACAACTGCCAGCCTGACACCACGTCGAAACGGGCGTCATTCAGACTGTTGCGGGCGTTCCTGGCGAGCTCGGACGCCGCCACCGTGGACGGCGCCCACGCCTCAATAAGCATCGAAGCGTCATCGAAGAAGCGGTCCCCGCCGCCCCCAGCGGACGACACACGAATAAACGTGTCCGGCCGCGGATTCGGGATCTTCGTCGACACCCTGCCCAACGGTTTCAAAACGTTGAGCAGAAGAGCTTCGATGTCAGGGGTCATCGGATACTCCGGGCAAGGGTGTTGTGTTTCCGGTTGCGGTTGATGGCCTTCGCCGTGGTCGTCAACGCGACCGAACGCGGCCGAGCCTTACCGCGCTGCTTAGACTCGCGCGGCTCAAACCCTTCCCCGGCCCTTGTGGCGATGCGGCTCGCCTCGTTGAACACCGCGTTCTTAACCCCTGAGGACTGCATGATCTGCGCGACAGCGCCACGCTTCGGAACGTATTTCATCCCTCAACCTTTCTGCAGTGCACCACCAGCAAACCTGGCGACCACCACGGGTTGTTGTTGTAGTCCTCGGCGTTGCCTTGCACTTCCCACTCGGACGAGTCCGGAAGCCGAACCCTCCCGCCTGGGTGAAACGCGACCGGGGCGTACACCGTGAGCTCGTCAATCGTGCGAAGCGTGAACTCGCCGCCATCCTCGGACACCTTGTTCACGGCCCACGCGAAAACCTTCACCGGCTCCCACGACCCGACACCAGGAATGTCGTTGCCGTGGGCGTCGGTGGTCGGCTCGCCCGGGGTGTACACCTCGACCGTTTGACCCAGCGGGAACACGGTCACAGCGCACCCCACAGCGGCCCGGCCTGCGTGAGAATCGCGCCGCACGAACAGTAAGCGGCACCGAACACAAACGAACACGTGTCCGCGTGCTGCAGCCGCCCACCCGAAGGTGCGGTGTCGATCGAATAGGCGTCACTATCAACCGTCGAACACAACTCCTGTAGAGCCGTGATCTCTGACGGCCACAGGTTGTAGCCCGTCCGCTGCCGCGTGTCCGTAGCCAACTGGAACGGGCCCGCCGACGCCTGAGCGACAGCACCCGAACCAGCCTCAGCCCACCGCTTAATCGCGCCGAGAAGAATCAACTTCGCCTCGGCCCGCGACGCCTCATGGTCCTCCTCGAGGAGGCAAGGGGCGACACGAGCGGCGCGAGCATTCGCGCCGGCGATCATTGTGGCGATCGTGGACTCTTCCAACGAACCCGTGAACGATGCCACATCCTCAAGCGTGATCAGCTCCATGGCGTGGCTCCTTCCCGGCTACTCCCCGCTAGTTTCAGACTTGCGAGAACGGCCACGAGGCTTCGGCGCCTCGACCGGGGCCCAATCCTTGCCAAGACGCTTGGCCTGCTCATCGGGCACATCGATGACGACACCAGTGGTCTTATTCTTAACCCTCGGCACCGGCCGTCTCCTTCACAATCGCGAAGCGATCGGTGAATGCGTACCAGCCGTACACGATCTCCAGACGGAGAGCGATCTGGTTGGAGCGCTTGAGATCGCCCTGACCATCCGGGTCACCGAAGCGGATCAGCTCGACCGGCAGCTCGCGCTGAACACCCCAGCGGATGCCCGAAGCGAAGTCACCGACGATCGCGCGAACACCGGTGTCGGTGGCCTCCGGGGTGCCGGCGACAGTGTCACCAACGGCAGCGTTCAGGCCGAGGAACGAATCCATGCTCGTGCCGAGCCCGAGCTGCGGGTACCGCTGCATCGAGGACGCCTCGGCGGTGCCGTAGTTGGTCTTGAGGCTCGACAGATCCCACACCGTCTTTGGTGCGAGAGCGATACCGTTGACAGCCTTCGACGGGGCGCCGTTGATCAGCAGACCAGCTGCGGAGCGGATCTCCTCGTCGGCGTCGGCGTTGCCGTACTCGACCGTGTTCGTCGACGCGGTGAGGTAGTTGTCCCACGCCGAGATGACCGAACCGGTGAGCGGGTTGATGCGGTGAATGAGACCGAGGTCGAGGGCGCGGGACAGCGCGACTGCGCCCGACTCCGACAGGGTACGAAGAACACCGAGCTGGTGGTCCTCGTCCGCCCACTGCACTTCCTCGTTGAAGCGCATCGTGACCTGAGCCTTGCGCGGCTTCGAGGTGACCGAAGTGAATCCGCCGGTGGTGGACGACTTCTGCGCGCCCTCCTCAACGAACTCGGCCTTCGGGAAGTCGTTGAAGATGATGTAGTCCTGCTCGCCGAAACGCTGCGGTTCGCGGGCCGACAGCTTCGCGACGACAGAGCTGGAACGGGATTCGGTGATCATGCCGTCAGCGATATTCCGCGGCATCAGCACCTTGGCTTCGGAGGTTCCGAAAACAGCCATGGGGCTAGTTCCTTTCGTTAGGTGCCGAATAGCTGCCGTGCAGCTTCGCGTTCTTCGGACGCGTTCGGCTTGGTGGTGTTGCCTTCCTTCGGCGCGGACGGTCCGCGCTTCCGGGTAGTGGCGGAGTTATCTGACAGGCGCTTGGCCTGCTGACGAATCGTGTCCTCATCGGTGCCCGTGAGAAGCAGATCCCGGTCTTCCTTCGACAGGCCGTGCTCGCCGGCGATCTCGGCGCGCAGGGCCTTGAGCTCAGCGTCTTGCGATGACTTCTCCATCGCAGCGATGCGCTCCTCAAGGGTCTGCGACTTGCCGGCCTTCTCTTTGAGGTCGTTGTAGTCGCCGAACTTGTTGCGGGCCTGCTGCGCAAGCCGCTGTTTGATCAGCTGATCCACTTCGGCCTGAGTGAAGGTCTTCCCCTCACCTTCACCCTCGCCCTCGTTGGCTGGGTCACCGTTCTGTTCCTGGTTGCCTTCGTCGCCGCCGGCAGAGCCTGCAGCCCCGCCTTCACCTTCGATACAACGCACCCAGAATGGCAGTCGATTGATGTGCATGATTCGTCTCCGTTTCAATCCCGTCGGATAATCACCGCCCTTAAACGCGGACGTAGCGTGAACCTGACCTCGTGCCAGGTGGTCTATGAGAGCTCTGTGGCTCTAGTAGTTCGCGGCGAGATAGTCGCGCACGCGCGCCTTCATGGCTGCGCTTTGCGCGTCGCTCAATCGCCGCTGGGATGCCTGGAAGGCAAGCGTCGACACAGGCCGAATATTCCGTTCGTTGTCGAACATCGGCATCGCCGTGCACCCACAGTGATCGTGCGAAGCGAAACGAACGGTCGAACCCGTATACACAGCTCCACGATCCGATAGCATCTCGCAAAAATCGCAGGCACCAGCATCAGTAAGCCGTGACCAGCCGACAGAGCGTTTGTCCTTCACCGAAGCGAATCGGATCGTTTCCGCGTCCACGTCCAGAACCTTGCGGGCAATAGACGCGCCGAGCTCGTTAGACAGCAACTCCAACTGGGGAAGCTCGCCAGTGATGTGGCGCAGCGACCATCGGATCGAGGAATCGACCGCTTCACCGTTCACGTTCGCCGCGCCCTCAAGACTCACGAACCCCGGAATCTCCGCGGCCTCGCGAGCCATCTCGTAGTAGTCCAACGCCAACGACGCCGCAGCGTCCCCGTAGTCCTGAGCGATCAACGGAACAAGATCGCGAAGCGCGTCTTTGACGACGTTGAACGGTTGCCCCTCGAAACCGTGAACGAGACGCATAACCTCCGTCTGAACGGCGTTATTGATCCGGTTGATCGACCGCTGGTGTTGCCGTGCCAGCTTCTTCTGCGCCAGCGTTGCCATCGGCGCCACCTAGCCTTTCAAGGATCGCGCGCCCGCTAGCACGCCGCTTCTCGGCCATGGCGCGGCGAATCTGCTGCGCATCCAACCCAAGAAGCTCCAAGCCAATCTCGGTGTCAGCGAGCCATGGAATAGCGGAAAGCTGCTTCATGCCGGCATCCGCCGCCGCGGCCCGAGACAGGTGTAGCGGTGACCGCCACTTCGCCTCAACCCCCGCCAACTCGTCGAACATTGACGGGTCGTCTGTCTCTT